GTTTTCCGAGCTAATCACCACATTCGTTATCAACTTTCCAGTGGCCGTATACCCAGTTCCAGTTATTTCATTGCTTGCACTGTATGCAGTTGTAGCCTCGTTTAGATCAGCATTGGCTGTATACAGGGCAATCTTGAGTACGTCTGTGTCCAGATCGTGGATGCCTTGATACAGCTCCTTTTTGAAACTGGTGGTTTGTGTTTGGACAATTGGCATACGACGGGGTTCCTAACTTGGCCATCGCGATATGCGTCCATACGCTGTTTACCATCACCCAAGTTCTTGAGCAGGAACATAGCTTCTTCGTATCTTGATTTGTACAAAGCAACCAGATCTGGCTCGCCCTTCATGTAGGTAATGGCTTCCATCATTGTTCCGGAGAAAAGAGCAATGTCAAAGTTATCGCCTAACCAAGAATGACCGGTAGTTGAATCTACAATTGATTCAGGATAGTAATAGTAATGCATCTCAACTTTGTAGGCTGCATCAGGCGATGGTCCTAAAATTAACGTCAACTCATTGGTAATGGTTGGGGTTGGACCAGCTGTTGTTGTAGGGCCAAAGATTCCATAATGCTTAGGAAGTCCAGTATCGGCAGGGCCTGGATACGCCTCTCGTATAAAGTTTACATCCTTGTTCAGCAAGAAAAGATAATTCTCTTGAGCTGTACCGTAGTCTTCAATGACAGCCAAAGAATATGGCGACAAAAAATCATCTGGCGTGGATAAGTACTTATTGCCAATTGTCAAAGTCCCAAGCATGTTCTTTCTAAAATACGCTACCTGAACAGAATTGAAAATGCGCTGCTCTGCCTGCCGAATCAACGTATCCATATCCGGTTGTGACGGAGTATTTAGGAACGTGTTTTCGCAATAATCAGAAACAGCGGTGATCAGTTCGGTGTATGTCATGTAAATCTCAACCCATTGGGCCTCTAGCCATTACACCCTTAGTGGCTGCACCAGTGCCGCGAATTTTGATGCCAGAAGTTTTGGTTTGCTCGTCACCAGCTGATTTGCTAATGGCACCAACGCTCATATCGTACTGGTCAAGCTTGCTGCGGTTTGGTTCTTTGCCGGGGTTGTTAGAAATCTTCATAGATTTACCAGACATGTCGTGCGGCTTGGCGTAGACGTCGGCTTGGCCAACTTCTTTACCCATAACCTTCTTGCTAAATTTAGCCATCATTTACCCCTTGAGGTGGATTTCTGATTCATGGCGCGAGCCAAGTTACGCCCATATTTTTTCATGGACTCACTGGTAACGCCGCCCTTAGCCAAGCGTGTCACCTTTTTACCAGGATGCAGGTTCTTTTCATGCTTACGCACTTCAACGTCAGCAATCTTTTTAACTTCTTTTTTGTCCATTTTGAACTCCTATGTTACCGATATGGTGACTGTACCAACACTTGTGGTTGCCACCAAGTTATTTGGCGTCAACCCATCATCAAACAATCTAGAACCACCCACTGGATACCAGCCCCACTGAATGTCCCTTGAGCCGCCTGTTGGGAAGCCGGCAGAATTAGTGCCCGCTGCAACGTATGTGGTGTCAGGCCTAGGCTGATAAACCGCCTGAGGGTCATTGACAGGATACATGCCCAGCTGTAACTGTGGTTGGTCTGGGTCCCAGCATGACTGGCAGACTTTTAACTGATACAGCTTGGTCTTAATGATCTCAACTTTGAGCTGCTTGAGTTTATACCTTTGGCCACACCGATCACACTCGGCAATTGAATATTTGCCTGATGCATAGGGTGTAGTCATTAGATAGCGCCTCCCCCAATAAAGGCCATACGAGGCACCAGCCTCAATGTAGCCTTCTCATGATCTTCACCGGCCGCCAAGTTAAATTGCTCATCATAAATAGACTTGAGCATCTCCATGCGGCCTTGCAGCTCTGGCTGCTTCATTGCGATGTAATACGCTAGGCCTGCTGCAATACACGGCAAGAACCTGAAATTCATGTCTTGAGTCTGTATACCAGCGCCAGCATCTTGGATACGACGCAAGCGGAAATAAACAAACTGGTAAGTCTGGGAAGAATCTGGCGTTGGCCAAACAGTAACGGCCGGCAGCTGCGGAACGTAAACAGCTGTGCTGGTAATGTGAGTAGCAGCAACAGTATTGTTTTGACCCCTAAATACACCGCTCAAAATGTTGCCGTCAATATAGGTGTAATAGATATCTTCTGAATCTAACCTGATGAATCCAGAAGCCGCCAGACCAACGACTGTATCAAGTGTTATAGTCGTTGCAGTTGCGGTTATAGCCCCATTAAGCGTTGAATTTGTTGGGTTTGTTTCACCAGACAGGCGTTGAATCCAGACCTGAATAGGACGTCCCTGAGTCAATTTATTAGGGATAGTGGCATAGGTGGACACGCTAATCCTAGTGATGCTTAAATCAGCTTGGGTAGAAGCTACGTTGGCACCAGTACGAATAACGTGATCCAAGAGGTCAATAGTGTCATTAGGCAGCGCATAGGTGTTTAGGCCGGGCGTCAAAGTAAACATGCCCTGCTCAATAGTCCACATATTTAAGCCACGGTTTGCCCACTCAATGGTCATCAGGTTCATGGATCTGCGAGCTGTTCGCAAGTCATATCCACTACGCATTTCACGGCCCGCACGTTCCCACGCCTCTTCGGCGAGCTCCGTAAAGTCCATGTTAAACGCGGTTGAACCTGTGGTACTCATTTTTTGGCAGTTTTAGCTGAGTTAATAAATGCCTGCGCTGTAGGCGCACCCTTGCTGCCAACTTTACGCATCTTCTCACCAGAACCTTTGGCAATACGTTTTTTCTTGGCGTTAATGTTGGCATACAAACCAACTGGGCCGCCTTTTTCATATTGCACAAAGTCAGTATCGTCCCTACGGGCAGTTTTCTTGCCTTTGGGCATTTTAGATGGGCTTATGTCACCCATCCCGCGTGAAGATCTCATTTGGCTTTTCCTTTAGCTGGTTTTTTGGCTAGAAACAATTTGTCAACCATTTCAATTCGCTGGGGCTTGGTTGTGACTTTGTTAATAATGCCCAAGCGCTTGGGCTTACTGGCACCATAAAACCCAGCCTTTTTTAAAGACTTAGCTACAGTGCTATTGGGTTTTGCGGTTGCCATGTCAGCACATCCCGCCATTTTTCATGGTGATAATAGTGCCGCGAGTCTTGCCTTTAATAGCGCAGCCGTCAGCACGGGAAGAAGCAGAAGAGACCTTGCCACCTTTTTTGTAGCTATCCCCCATCACGTTTACGCGTGATGCGCGGTCTGCTGACTCTGCTTTTCTTTCGGCTCTCGCGCTCCTAACTGCGTCCCCTAAACGTTTTACGCCATCATAGACGGGCTCCGTTTGAGAAGCGTCTTTATACGCCTTACGCTCCTTGGTGTACTGTTTAGCCTCCTCTAAATCTTTAGGGGAGATGTTGTCCATATCTTGTCCGGGGGGAAATTTAGTTGCCATGATTTAACACATCTTTCCGCGAGTTTTACCTCGCTGAGCAATACCGTCACCTCTTTTGGAGGCAGAAGAAACAGAGCCACCTTTTTTAAAAGTCATATCAACCTCTTCTGGCATATATGGCTTCTTATTGTAAGTTGCGCCTTGGGTAGTTTTTGGGGCAGACGCTGGAGGTGTGTATCTGGGCTTATAGTTTTTCATAGACTCATCTTTTTGAGCCGTTTCATAACTACGCGTAGCAGACTCGCTTGCCTCTTTAATCTTGGCTTTTGCTAAGTCAGAAGTGCCACTACCAGCGGTTTGTTGAACATTCTTTAAATAAGCAGCAGCCTCCGCCTTCTTTTCAAGATCGGTAGGAGTCTTCTTAGAAGTAGCTTCAGACTCTTCTTTATACTTGGTGTTGTAACTCTTACCATTGAACTCAAATTCTTTATCGCCACGATCACGGGCTGCTTTAAATTCTTTTTGAAATGCGCTGAGTGCCATGATTAATCCTTAACAGTATTTCTTAGAGCTATCAGACTTCATGACAATCATTTTGCCTTTGGTTTTGCCCTTGGACTCAATGCCGCCTCCTTTGGCGTAAGCCATGCCGCCCATACTCATCTTCTTAGCCACTCCACCGGAAGCCATTTTGCCTTTACCGTCTGCGGCAAAAGCTGGAACTTTTTTTCCATCTTTCATTACCATTGGCATTCCGCCTTTTTTCATGCCAGAAGCCGGAGGAGCCATAGGCGCAGTGGGTGCCATACCAGGTCGAGCTCCAGCACGGCGAGCCTTCATCATTTGAGCCATCATGGCCGCCTTACGGGGGTCCATCGGGGCACCAGCTGGCATAGGCGCACTCATGCCACCCATAGCCATCTTTTTCATGGAAGAGTCTTTCATCATCTTGCCATTGGGCATCTTGTGCATACCACTTTTAGCCATTTTTGTTGTAGCCATATCACCACCTCTTTTAAAAGTTTTGCCTTTATCGGCTTTGCTGAATTCTTTGCCCACAGACTGCGGGACTCCTGTTTTCTTGGCAAACGCTGGATTGTGGGCCACCGCTTCCATGAAATTGTGTTGCTTCTTACTCTTGCTTGGCATTACTACTTCGCTTGAATAAGTTGGTCAATTTTTGCTTCCAGACGGTTAAAGCGCTGGTCAATGTGGTCAGTAATTCTTTGCACTTCTGAGTTAGTTGCGTAATCACGGGCTATCTCCTCGCGTGTTTTGTTTAACAAAATGTCAATCCGCTTGAGCTCATCAAACTTTTCGCG